ATTTGCGTTAATTAGAGAAAGTGAGTTTGATGAAAACACATCACGTATATTGAAATTATGTTTAATTGAATATGTAAATTCTATAGAATTTAAGAAGGTTGATGAGTTATTGTTAACTGAGGAATTTGCAAATTCTATTGGACCTATGAGTTCGGGTGGGGAGATTAGTAATTTTGCGGGTTTGGGAAAAACTCCACCATCTAAATTTGGTGGGTTTTCAGTATATCCTGTAACATTTAACACATATGTAAAATTGATGAAAGGTAAGAAGAAGTATGCGAGATGGAAGAATTATATGTCATCTGAAGAGGCTAAGGATGTTAGAAAGTATATTAAAAGTAATCCAAAAAAGAATGTTGTGATTCAGGATGATACTTATGGTAGTATGATGATATTATATAGACACAACGAGGTATAAATTATTTAATATGATGTGAGGTGGTGATATGAGTTATATAGATAATTCTTATATTATGAGAATGTCTTATAAGTTTGATATGTTTGTAAAGAAAAAAGAGTCTCTTTATAATTTTAGGTGTCCTTTGTGTGGTGATTCGCAAAAGAATAAAGTAAAATCACGTGGATTTATATATTTAAAAAAGAATAATTATTTTTATATGTGTCATAATTGCGGTGCGTCGATGACTTTAAAGAATTTTATTAAAATTGTTGACAAACCATTATATGACGAGTATGTAATGGATTTATGGAAAGAGGGGAAATCGATATCTAATAAGAAAATCAAGAAAGAAGTTGCAGTTAAATATGATATGGATTTTTCTTATAAAAAGGTAAAAAGTTTTAATTATGATAATGTGGTTAAATTGTCTGAATTAGATGAAAATCATACTGCATTGAAGTATATAAAGAATAGAAAGATAACTAAATTACAGTCATTATATTATTCTGATGATTTTAAACTTATGGTGGATTCTATATTACCGAATAATACATATTCTTTGATTAAAAATGATCCTAGAATAGTAATACCATTTTATGATGATAAATATAATTTAATTGCTATACAAGGTAGATCTATTGGTGATTCTTCTATTAGATATATTACTATAAAAGTAAAAGATGATTCATTGAAGATATATGGTATGGATACGGTTGATGATACTAATATGGTATATGTATTAGAAGGACCATTAGATTCATTGTTTGTTGATAATTCTGTAGCAATGGCTGGAAGTGATTGTGATTTGGATATTTTTAAGAAGTTTGATGATGTGGGTTTTATATATGATAATGAACCTAGAAATATACAGATAGTAAAGAAAATGGAGAAGGTTATAGAACACGAATATGGTGTACTTATATGGCCTGATGAGATTAATGAAAAAGACATTAATGACATGATCATTAATGGTTATACGGAGGAAGATTTACAAAAAGTTATATCTAATAATGTAAAATATGGATTATCGGCGAAGGCATGTCTTAATCAATGGAAACGATGTTAGGAGAGATTTATGGGAATCAAAGACGAACTTGACTTTTTAAAAAAAGAGAATGACGAATTAAAACATAAGATAAAGGATTTGGAATATGATAATGCAGAACATCAAGTAAAGGATGAGGTTTTATGGAATGCCATGGATAATGAATATAAAGGAACACAAAAACAGGAATAATATATGAATATAAGTGAACAGGGGTTGAAGTTATTACGTGATTATTATATGAGGGAGTATGAAGATACTCCAGAGGATGCATTTAAACGAACATCTGATGCTTTTAGTTTTGATGATGAGAAATTGGCAAAACGAATATATTCATATGTTGAAAAGAATTGGTTTATGTTTTCATCTCCTATTTTGTCAAATGCACCAGAAAAGGAAGAACTTGTGCGTGGGTTACCAATATCATGTTTTTTGGGATATGTACCAGACACATTAGAGGGTTTAATAGAACACACATCCGAATTGAGGTGGTTGTCAGTTAAGGGTGGTGGTGTTGGTGGTCATTGGTCGGATGTTCGTTCTGTATCAGATATAGCACCAGGACCAATACCATTTTTACATACTGTGGATGCTGATATGACTGCATATAAACAAGGTATCACTCGTAAGGGGTCGTATGCTGCGTATATGGATATATCACATCCTGATATTTTAGAGTTTATGTCTTTGAGAATACCTACGGGTGATGTTAATAGGAAGTGTCTTAATTTACATCATGGTGTTAATGTTCCTAATAGTTTTATGAATGCAGTTGAAAGTGATTCAGTATGGGAACTTATTGATCCAAAATCTGGTGATCCCACCGATACTGTTATGGCTAGAGAGTTATGGGAAACTCTATTAGAAACACGATATCGTACTGGTGAACCATACATATATTTTATTGATACGGCAAATGATGCATATCCACAAACACAAAAAGATAAAGGATTGTTCTCAAGAGGTTCTAATCTTTGTTGTGAAATAACTCTACCTACTAATGAAGAACGCACTGCTGTATGTTGTTTAAGTTCATTGAATCTTGAAACTTATGATGAGTGGAAAGGAACTTCTTTAGTGAAAGATTTAACTGTTTTTTTAGATAATGTATTAACTTATTTTATAGAACACGCTCCGTGTGATATAGGTAAGGCTAGATATTCTGCTAGTCAGGAACGGTCAATTGGTATAGGTGCTATGGGTTGGCATAATTTATTAATGAAACAGTCTATACCTTTTGGTAGTCAATCTGCCGCAGAACTTAATGAGGAAATATTTTCATATATTAAAAACGAGGCAGTTGAACAGTCATTGGAATTAGGAAAACAATATGGTGAGTGTTCTGATATGATTGGTACTGGAAGAAGAAATGCTAATTTGTTGGCAGTTGCCCCTAACGCAAATAGTTCAAGTATTGCTTCAACATCTCCATCTATTGAACCTATAAAGGCTAATGCATTTGTTCATAGAACACGTGCTGGGAGTCATTTGATTAAAAATAGATATATTAAGAAATTGTTGATTGATTATGATAAAGATAATGAACATATATGGAATTCTATTATTGCTAATAATGGTTCTGTTCAACATTTGGATTTCTTAACGTCACATGAAAAAGAAGTATTTAAAACGGCAATTGAGATAGATCAAAATGCAATTGTTCGTTTGGGTGGTCAGCGTGCAAAATATATTTGTCAATCCCAAAGTTTGAATGTATTTTTCCCCGCAGGAGTTGATAAGAAATATTTACACGAAGTACATTATAATGCGTGGAAATTTGGTAATAAGTCGTTATATTATTTAAGAACAGAAACATCAAATCGTACTGAAATATTATCGGAAAAGATAGAACAGAATACTATGACGGATTATACGGAAACCCCATCTGGTCAAGATTTGTTGACAGGTGTAAGGGGTGAATTTGTTAGTCAGGATGGTTGTGTTAGTTGTGAAGGTTAATTAAAATAGGAGAATTTATTTATGGAACAATTGGGTAGAGTTCGAACTTTAGAGAAAGATTGGAGAGAGAATGAGCGTTGGTTGAATGTCAAACGTGATTATTCGGCAGAAGATGTTATTAGGTTAAGTGGTTCGTTTGATGAAGAATATACAGTGTCTACCGTGGGTTCTAAAAAACTTTGGAAATTGATTAACGAAGATGGATATGTTAATTCTATGGGTGCTATAACTGCTGGACAGGCAATGCAACAAGTTAAGGCTGGTATTAAGGTTATATATTTATCAGGTTGGCAAGTTGCTGCTGATGGTAATTCGTCAGAAACTATGTATCCAGATCAATCATTATATGCATATAATTCAGTACCAATGATGGTAAGACGTATTAATAATACATTCCGTAGAGCAGATGAAATCCAATGGAATAAGGGAAGAAATGATATTGATTACTTTGCTCCAATTATCGCAGATGCTGAGGCTGGGTTTGGGGGGGTGTTGAACTCTTATGAGTTGACTAAATCTATGATAGAGTGTGGTGTGTCTGGTATTCATTTAGAAGATCAACTGTCATCTGCTAAGAAATGTGGACACATGGGTGGTAAGGTGTTAGTGCCAACCCAAGAGGCAATCCAGAAACTAGTATCCGCGAGATTGGCATCTGATGTTATGGGTGTGCCTATCGTTATTATCGCAAGGACAGATGCTAACGCAGCAACTTTGCTGACATCTGATATTGATGTTCGTGACAAGGAATTCGTCACAGGGGAGAGAACTGAAGAGGGTTTTTTTAGAGTCAACTGCGGAATAGACCAAGCGATATCAAGGGGATTATCTTATGCGGCTTATGCTGATATGCTTTGGTGTGAAACTGCGGTGCCGAATTTAGAAGAGGCTCAAAAATTTGCGACTGCGATACACCAACAGTATCCTGGCAAGTTGCTGGCTTATAACTGCTCACCGTCTTTTAATTGGAAGAAGAATTTGAGCGACGAAGAAATAGCACACTATCAACAAAAATTGGGAGAGATGGGGTTCAAGTGGCAATTTATTACGCTGGCTGGTATTCATGATATGTGGCATTCTATGTTTGAGTTGTCAAAAGATTATGTTGAACGTGGTATGACTGCTTATGTGGAGGGTGTCCAAGAACCTGAGTTTAATTCGGTTAAAGATGGATATACATTTGCAAGGCATCAAGAGGAAGTTGGTGCTGGTTATTTTGATTCTGTTACAAATGTTATACAAGGTGGTAACTCATCGGTTACTGCTATGGATGGTTCTACTGAAGAGGAACAGTTTTAATATTATAAATATAATTTTACAATTAGAGTTGTAATATATGTTAACATTTCAAGAATATGTAACAGAAGCTAAAAATACTCATATGACTCATATTGAGGATCTTGTCCTTGATGGTGGCGTTAATGGCACACGTGGTGCCATTAATGCTTTAAGGTCATTGAGAGATATGTTGTCTGGTAATTCTAATACTTCACATTCAGTTACTGTTAAGTGGGATGGCGCTCCTGCTGTGTTTGCTGGTATTGACCCGACAGATGGACAGTTTTTTGTTGCGAAGAAGGGTATATTTAATAAGAATCCAAAAGTATATAAGTCACATAACGATATAGATGACGACACTTCTGGTGATTTAGCTAGTAAGTTAAAGATTGCATATACTGAATTAAGGAAACTTGGTATTAAGGGTGTCATGCAAGGTGATATTATGTATACTAATTCTGATCTTAAGAATGAAACAATTGATGGTGAGTCTTATGTTACCTTTCATCCTAATACGATAGTATACGCTGTACCAACATCACAGGCTGGTTCTATATTACAGTCAAAGATAGGTGTTGTTTGGCATACAAAATATACTGGTGATTCTTTTGAGAATATGTCTGCATCATTTAATATTAGTATTCGTGACTTTAAAAAGACTTCGAGTGTATGGACGAGAACTGCTGACCTTACTGATTTGTCTGGAACCGCGACTATGACTAAATCTGAAACTGATATAGTTACATCACATTTATCTGATGCTGGTAAGATATTTAGAAAAATATCTGCAACAACATTAAATGATGTTTCTACCAATTCAGTTATTAATCAGTTGATTAATACGTTTAATAATACTAAAGTTAGGTCACAAGAGAAGATTACAAATACTAGAAAACACACAGATGAACTTATTAAATATATTTCAGATAAGTATCAAAAAGATATTGACAAATTGAAGTCTGATAAAGGCAAAGCTAAAAAGTCGAAATCAAGAGAAGATGTTTTAAGTTTTTTTTCGGATTCTAATAAAAAGAATTTAAGATTGATGTTTGAGTTACAAAATCATTTAGTTGATGCTAAAGAGATTTTAATAGACAAAATGGAGAGTGTGTCTGATATATCTACCTTTGTAAGAACCAAGGATGGATTTAAAGTATCTGGTTCAGAAGGATTTGTTGCAATTGATCGTAATGATAATGCTGTTAAATTGGTAAACCGAATGGAATTTTCAGCAAATAATTTTTCAAAAGATATAATAAAAGGTTGGGAGAAATGAAATCATTTAAGAATTATTTAATGGAAAAGGGTGGTGGTGCTGCGGCTGGTAAACTTGAACTTCTTACTACGTCTCTATCAGATGCCCGTAAGTTTGCATTGAGTAAGATGTCTACGTTAGATGAAGATATCCCTGATTTTGATTCTAATTATATTTTAGCACAGAAGTTGGCTCGTAAAGGACATACTAAAAGAAAGGATATGCCTGTTATAACATCAAAGGATGTTAATAAATTTCAAAAGAGATTGTCTAAGGGGTTTTTAGATATAACAAAACCATTTGCAGATGATACTGATCAATCAAATCCATTTCCAGAAGGATTGTCTGGCACTAAAGCTAATAGTTTTTTAAAGTCAGGATTAAAGAAATATGACGGTGATGCTGAAGATGATGTTGTATCTATTGTGCGTGGGAAGATTTCTGCAAAGGATTTGATACCAATTCAGGCTCAAATATATTTTGATAAGGGGTTTAAAACCATATCTAAGAATGGTGTTGAATCCACTATCGATTTATTGAATTCTAAGACGTTAATAGTATCGTCTGATAATCGTATTATTGATGGTCATCATAGATTTTTATCTGCGTTATTGATAAACAAAAATATGAAACTTAATGTTATACAGATTGACTTACCATTAAATAAGTTATTACCGTTGAGTTTAGCTTATGGTGATTCTATTGGTAATAAACGGAATCAATGATATGAAGATTGATAAGTATTATGAGTATATGGAGTCTGATAAATACAATTTAGAAAAAGAAATAGGATACTATTTGATGTATTCATATTTGTTTACTCATCATCCAGATAGTAATAATATATATTCAGAAACAAGACATCATGAGGTGATGCAGAATTTATATGATAATTTTGATAATTTACCAAATCATGTTGACAAGTGTTTATTGAAACGTGAATTTTTAGAGGAAGGAAAAGTATTAGAATATAATGAACATGTATACCCTGACACGGTAAAGACATTTGCATTATATTTCTCGGTGAATCCAACTAATTTGTAGGAGTGAATATGAGTAAAGATGTTATTGAGCTGTATCATTGTACTGATACAAGGTCATTTAGACCTTTATGGTTGTTAGAAGAATTAGGTGTTGATTACACGTTAACACCAATAGACATATTCGGTGATGGTAAAACTAATAGAGACTATCTAACAATAAATCCGAATGCATCTGTCCCGACATTAAAATATAATAATAATGTTATATGGGAGGCTGGTGCTATTTGTATGTATTTGTGTGATATGAATCCTGAATCGGGGTTGTCTCCTGACGTGTCTAGTTTATATCGGTCTGAGTATTTGAAATGGATGTTTTATGTTACTTCTACTATGGAGTATCCGTTGGTGGATTTATTTTTACACAGTAAGTTGTTGCCTAAAGAAAAACGTAGACAGTCTGTAGTTGAGTATTCATTAGAACGATATAAAAAAATATTAGTAGTTATTAATAATTCTATGAATGGTAATAATCCAATGATGGTTCAACGTCCATATATGATAGGACATGAATTTTCTGTTGTTGATATAATGGTATCATCTACATTGAATTGGTTCCCAGAACTTTTACATGATTTCCCACATCTTAAATCGTATGTTGACCGTTGTATTAATAGACCTTCATTTGGCACGGCAATGGAAAAAAATTAATAAACACCTTGACAATTAAGTTGGGGTGTGGTATACTATGAATATAGTGGGGGGTTTAATTTGGATAAAATATATAATTGTGACATCATGGAAGGTTTCAAAAAGTTAGATGATAATTCTATTGATTGTGTCATTACGTCACCTCCATATTGGCAATTAAGAGACTATGGGTTTGATGGGCAGTGGGGATTAGAACCCACATTCCAAGAATATCTTGAACATTTATGGGAAATGATGGATGAGATATATAGAGTTTTAAAAGATACTGGTACTGTGTGGATCAATCTTGGCGACACATATTCTACTAAATCTGGTGGACTTAATATGGGATATACTGGAAGTAGAACTGGTGAATATTTGGGTGGTATGGTGATAAAACAACCATCTGATTTGAGATCTAAAAGTTTATTATTGATTCCTCATAGATTTGCTATTGGTTGTTATGATCGTGGTTGGACTATTCGTAATGATATAATCTGGGCAAAGAGAAATGGTATGCCGGAATCAGTTCGTGATAGATTCTCAAAGAAACACGAATATATCTTTTTAATGACGAAGAAACCTAAAGGTTATTATTTTGACCTTGATTCTATTCGTGATGAGAATATGACTACTTCTATTAAAAGAGCCTTACGTGGTACTAATGAAAATAAGTATTCTACTGGTATTGGGGTGAGTTCCGCTCAAACTCTTTCTAGACCAAAGAATGGTGGACGTGATATTGATGAATACAATAGTGGTAATACTTCATTAAATCCAAAAGGAAAGAACCCGGGTGATGTGTCTGATTTTTGGAATATCACGATAAAGGGTAATCGTTCTTCACACCTTGCTTCATATAATTCAGAATTAATTGATAAACCTATAATTGCGGGTTGTCCAGTAGGTGGTGTTGTTCTTGACCCCTTTTCTGGCACAGGAACTACATTAGTTAGAGCATCACAACTTGGTAGAAAGTATATTGGATTTGAAGCATCAGAACAGTTTTTTAAGATAACTAAAGAGAATGTTAATACTGAGATTGAACGTAAGAATATTCCGACACTTGATGGTTTTTTAACATTATGAAACTTTCTAAGTATAATCATGATTGGGTTGATATAGACAAACGTATGTATCGTTTGTCTTTACGAGCATTTCGTATTATGAAGAAAGTGTTACGCATGAATGTTAATATTCATTCTGCGTGTAATATAAATGATGGTAGTATATTTGTATTTAATCATTTTTCTCGTATAGAAACATTTATTCCTCAATATTTGATACATGAAGAAAATGGTAGTTATTGTTATTCTGTTGGTTCTGGTGAATTTTTTAAAAATGATGGTATATTGTCATCGTATTTAACGAAGTTGGGGGTTGTACCACATGATCATCCAAGGTTGTTTTCTATATTAGCAAAACAAATATTACATGGTCATAAAGTAGTTATTTTCCCTGAAGGTGGGATGGTAAAGGATCATCGGGTTGTTGATGATGAAGGACATTATAATATGTTATGTCAAACAACCATGAAAGTGCGGAAACAACATACTGGTGCAGCTGTTTTGTCACATGGGTTGGAGGTGTTTAAGTTCATAGTTCGTAATGCTCATAGAGATATGGATATGGATAGATTATTAATGTGGCAAAAGGAATTAGATTTTCATAGTTTGGATGAGTTATTGGCAGCAGTAGAAATACCTACTAATATAGTTGCATCTAATATAACGTTTTATCCTTTACGTGCGACTGATAATGTTTTATTGAAGGCTGTTGAATATATTTCTAATGGACTTACATTACGACAAACAGAAGAATTGATAGTTGAGGGGAATTTAATTACTAAAGATACTGATATGGATGTTGTTATGAGTAAAGTGATATCTACCTCCGGTATTTGGCATTCATGGAAGTCATCTTTAACTGAAACATTTACTGATTCTATAAAATCCTTAGATGATGTGTTTTCTATTGGTAGTGTTGATAAGTCTTGGAAAGGTGAGATGTTGCATAAACATCTCATAAAGTGTTCTAATGTTACACGTGACTTTTACACTAAAAGTATTTATTCTTATGTTACTATTAATTTAAGCCATCTGACATCTTGTTTATTGATGTATAGATTCAAACAAAATATATCATTTGTAAATAAGAAAACACTTTATAAGGAGTTATATTTAACATTAAAAACATTACAACATAAATCAGGAGTGAGGTTGCACGATGGTTTAATGCGACCTAATATATATGGTGATATATTAAATGGTAATAATGTTAACATGATTAAGTATATTGATTCTCTTGAAAAACAAGGATTGCTAATTATTGGTGGTGATGTTATATACTTATCTGGTAATTTTGATTCTGGTGTAGATCCGTTGACGGTTAGGGTTGAGAATTTATTAGTTGTATATTATAATGAAGTACAGCCGGTTTCTATTGTTGGTAAAGTTATTAATAAGATTGTTGAAAGTGTAGATACTATTAGTAACAAAGATATTGCAATGCATTTATTGGACGACCAACAGTTGTCATATGAGTATGATAAGAATATGTATATTAATGATAAATATAATTCTAAATTTGATGGTATTAATTCTTCTGATAATAAACCATTTATTCTATTTCCTAAGAAGTCTAATGGTATTGTTGTGTTATTAATCCATGGATTATTGTCATCTCCATATGAAGTTAGAGGTTTTGGTGAATATTTATGTGGTATAGGATATATTGTAGTTGGTGCAAGAATAGTTGGACATGGTACATCACCTTATGATTTGTTATCATATAGTTATGAAGATTGGATTAAATCAGTATACGAGTATTTTCAAATAACTTCTATGTTATCTGAAAATATTGTGATTGTTGGATTTTCTACTGGCGGACTTATTGCATTACGTGAAGAATTTTCTTCTGATTATAGAGTTAAATCAGTAGTTGTTATATCAGCTCCATTTTTTTATACGGATTTCCGGGTTAAATTTGCACCATTAGTTCATTATGTTAATAGGGTGGTGGGTTTGGTGATAGGGAATAATGGAGTGAAACCTTTTTTTAAGAATATTCCAGAGAATGAACATATTAATTATTGGTTAGTTCCCACACGTAGTATATATGAAATAGGTAAATTAGTTAAAAGTGTGAAGAAGTGTTTATGTGATGTAACAATACCTATGTTGGTCATTTATTCTAAGGATGACACATTAGTTTCAGTAGATGGTGCTGATTATATATATAATAATATATCTTCTGTAGATAAAGAAATGCATATTATTGGTTCTGATTGTCATGGTATATTGTATAATAATTCTGATTTAATATGGGAAAGAATTTCAATGTTTATTGAAAAAAGACTTGACATTTGAGTCATATTGTGGTATTATATGTTATAAAGTTGTTTTAATTGGGGAGAATATGTTAGTTAATTTAATAGATAGAAAAATAACGTTTGAACCGAATTTAGTTTTATTTCATTTGGTTGTGACAGGAATATATTTTGCTTATCATTTGTTTTAAAGAATGGGGTCTGTAGCATAATGGTTAATGCATCCGACTCATAATCGGCCGAGTGTAGGTTCGAGTCCTACCAGACCCACCAATTTTAGTAGGGAATAGTTATGAAAGAAATATGTAGTGGAGATGGTGTTATATCTGGAAGATATGGATATGGTATTGTATTAGATGTTAATGTGTGTAATGTGTTTAATATCTATAAGGTTTCATTTGATAGATATGGTATTAGGTGGGTGTGTTCACTTGTACCTGTGTGTGCAGATGTGTGATGCAACATCTGTTGGTGCGAGGCGACTGATGAAAAATTTATATGTGATAAAGAGGGTGTCTGTTGGACTTATTAATATACCAGAATTACAAAGAGTAAATGGGAAGTATGCCTTTTTTGATATAAATGCTCCTGTGTATAGACCATTGGCGGTATATTATGATGATGGATATCCTAGTGATGAGTGGATAGAAAAGTGTGAAAATATGTATTGTTCTGCTATGTGTTATAATTATTATATGGGGATGTATAACAAGTATAAGGGTTGATTATGAAGAAAGATAAAATAGATAGGTTGTATGAGTTAGATCAATTAATAATGAAGGTGTGGGGATTTTCTGATGATTTAGAATTAATTATTAAAAAAATGAGAGTTAGTTCAGAACGTGAAGATATTGTTGCAGTATCCAAATTATTTGAGTTAAGGATGGAATCGTTGTGGAAGGGTTATGAGTCGTGTTTTGAAAACCCTGATACTATTAAATTTAAAGGTCATCAAGTAAATGATTTTTTCCCCAGTAAGGATGGTGGTGATGATACTGTATTGTGACGATTGTATTGATAGAATGAAACAGATGATAGATGATGGTGTGCAAGTTGATTCAATTGTTACGGATCCTCCATATGAGTTAGGATTTATGGGGAAACAATGGGATGATACTGGTATAGCATTTTCTAAAGAAACATGGGAATTGGCATTAAAGTTATTGAAACCGGGTGGTCATTTACTTGCATTTTCTGGTTCTAGAACCTATCATAGAATGGCAGTTGCTATTGAGGACGCTGGGTTTGAGATACGAGATCAGATTATGTGGTTATATGGTTCTGGATTTCCAAAGAGTTTGAATATCGGAAAACAGATTGATAAGAAACTTGGTAATGAAAGAGATGTTGTCGGTAAAGGGAAACCTATGAGTTCACTCGGAGTTATGCATGATGATGATTGGAAAAGTGATGATTCATATAAAGAAACCATGGGTAATTCAGAATATGAGGGGTGGGGAACCGCACTCAAACCAGCACACGAACCTGTTGTTATGGCTAGGAAACCATTATCAGAAAAGACTATTGTCGCAAATGTTCTGAAGCATGGAACTGGTGGTATTAATATTGATGGTTGTAGAGTGGGATTATCCGAGGGTGATGATTCAAGATTAGGTGGTAAAGGAACTTGGAAAACCGACAAGATGGCAAAAGATGTTTATGTTGGTGGATATGCTGGAGAAAAAACAGGATCAAGTGAGTTAGGTAGATTCCCATCAAATGTAATGCATGATGGTTCTGATGTTGTGAAAGAGGTATTTCCAAAACGGAAAACAACTAATCGTAAATCTCGACCCGATGATAATGTATTTACTAATGAAAACTCAGGTATGAAACAGGAAGTAAATCATTATGCTGATGCAGACCCAAGAGGTAGATTTCCGTCAAATGTAATGCATGATGGTTCTGATGCGGTGAAAGGGGTATTTCCAGATACTAAAGCTGGTAAATACAAAGGTGAAGGTTCAAAATCTGGTGGTATTCGGGATAAATCAACTGGTACCCCAGCCGGTAGAGAATATGGTGATGAGGGTTCTGCCTCACGATATTTCTATTCGCCAAAGGTGTCTAAGAAAGAGAGAAATCAGGGTTGTGATGGAATGCCTATCAAAAAGACATCAAGTATGTCTGGTAGACGAGATCCACATGAAATGGATAAATCAAAGATAGATAATGATGTTACTGGAAGATTTGTAACAGAACGAAAGAATGTACATCCAACGGTTAAACCTGTAGAGTTAATGAAATACTTATGTAGAATGGTTACACCGAAAGACGGTACTGTTTTAGACCCATTTATGGGTTCTGGTTCTACTGGTATGGCTGCTAAATATGAAGGATTTGATTTTATTGGTATTGAGAGAGAGAAAGAGTATTTTGAGATTGCAACATTAAGAATAGATTCGGTTGAACCTGTGACTGATTTGGATAGTTTTTTATAAAGGGAGAAATAAATGGAAATAGTAGTATATTCACAGGGGTCTTGTCCTTTTTGTGTGAATTTGAAAGATTGGTTTAATACCAATGGTGTTGATTTTGTTGAAAAAGACATTCAATCAAAAAAGGAATATTGGGAAGAGTTTAATAAACTGAATCAAAGAACTGTTCCACAAGTTGTTATTGACGGTGAGTATTTTGGCAATTTAGATGCAGTTATGAAAAATAAAGAGAAATTTTTATTTAATACTCCGGTTAGTATGCATACACCATCTGAAACATATAAACCATTTCGATATCCATGGGCTGTTGAATTAACAAAAAGACATGAACAGGCACATTGGATTGAAGATGAGATTGATTTATCAGATGATGTTGCAGATTGGAAGAATGGTAAATTAACAGATTCTGAAAGGGATTATATTACTCAAGTGTTAAGATTATTTACACAATCTGATGTTGCAGTAGGACAGAATTATTATGATTTTTTTATTCCTAAATTAAAGAATAACGAGATACGTAACATGCTCGGTTCATTTGCTGCTAGAGAGGGAGTACATCAAAGAGCATATGCTTTGTTGAATGATACATTGGGGTTGCCTGAATCCGAATTTCAGTCATTTTTAGAATATAAAGAAATGTATAATAAAGTAGAATTTATGCGAGATAACGATAATTCAAATTATTCTAATTTATCATTTGCTATTGCTAAATCTGTATTTTCTGAAGGTATTTCTTTATTTGCTTCATTTGTAATGTTATTAAATTTTCAAAGATTTGGTAAAATGAAAGGAATGTGTAAAGTTGTAGAATGGTCTATTCGTGATGAAAGTATGCATGTTGATGGTATGACTCAAATTTTTAAGAAGTTTTGTGAAGAACATCCAAGAATAGTTACTGATGATTTTAAGAAAGATATATATAGTATGTTACGTAAAGTTGTTAAGTTAGAAGATAAATTTATAGATCTTGCATATGGAGATTCTATTATAGAAGATTTAGATAAAGATGATGTTAAACAATATATCAGATATATTGCTGATAGAAGATTATTACAATTAGGATTCAAACCTAATTATAGAGTTAAAGAGAATCCGTTACCGTGGTTAGATTGGGTATTAAATGCACCCGATCATACTAACTTTTTTGAGAATCGTGTTACAGAATATGAAGTTGGTGGTTTAAAGGGAGATTGGTCGGATGTATATTAGGGGAAATTTATGAGTACTATAACAAAGATTCTATCGGAATCGACATTAAATCGTATTCGGACGGCGTGGATGGATCATGATACTGGTACTATTACAGCATTTAGAGATACAGCTGAATGTGGTGATGGTGTTAAGTATACTAAGAAACAGAATACTGGTAAGAATAGTATTTTACGTTCTAAGTTATTAAAACGTGGATATGGTATTACTAAAATAAAGGGTTCTTGGATTGAGAATGGTGGTAAAGAGGTATCAGAGGCATCATATTATGTTGTTGATCTTAAGGATTCTGGTAAGTTATTAAAAGATCTTATTGAACTTGGAAAGGATTTTGAACAGGATGCAATAACGTATGCAGAAAAGGAGTCTGATTATTACGCGGTATCTACTAATATGTGTGAAAACAGTTGGCCAGGATTTGGTAGGGTTGGAGTTAAAGAAAAGTTGGGCAAACCTAAGTTTGGTAAAACTGGAATAAGTGGATTTTCTAGGGTAAATAATAGGGCATTTGTATTTGAATCATATAATTTAATTAGTAGGACTGATTTTGGTCCAATATCATTGAGAAGTATTGAACATATTGATGATAAGGATTGGAGGGATATTATTTTGTAATATAAGGATGTGTGTATGACATGGATGTATAGGAATAAGGTATATGTACCCAAGAATTTAGATCCAAAACTTTTATATGGGTTTGTATATGAAATAACTAATAAAGATAATGGTAAGAAGTATATAGGTAAGAAATTCTTTTGGTCAGTTAAGTCATATCAAAAGAATAAAAAGAGAAAGAAGAAGAAGGTAGAATCTGATTGGCAAGATTACTATGGTTCTTCTGAATTATTATTAGAAGATTTGAATAAAATTGGGGCTGAACAGTTTGATAGGAAGATATTGAGGTTGTGTAAAACTAAGTCGGAATGTGCGTATTTTGAGGCTAAGTATCAATTTGATTATAAAGTATTAGAATCTGATGAATATTACAATTCTTGGATAATGGTTAAGGTTAGGAAGTCACATTTAAATAGGTTATGAGGGGTATATATGAAGGTAGAATATGTTAATCATATGGGTGATGATATTACAGTAGTTAATTCTGCTCGTGTTTCATTTGCTAAGTTTTCTGAGGGGGTTGGCTTTGATGAAATTGTAGAACACGTGGATGAAGATGGAGAGTGTACATTACACGCATTTATTCCTAATGTTAAAGATGGTGATAAAAAGTTGATTAGGTATTTGGCCAAACATAACCACTTCACACCATTTACACATGAAATGGTTACGTTACGTGAGAAAGTGCCTATTTTTGTTGCTAGACAGAGATTTAAGCATGTTGTGGGGTTTAGTTATAATGAAGTGTCTAGACGATATGTATCAGATACTCCAGATTTCCATGTACCAGAAACTAATGGGTGGAGAACACGCCCAGAGAAGGTTAAACAGGGTTCTTCTGATACGGATTTTATAACTCATTTCAAAGAACCATTCATGAATGGACTAACTTCTCCATTATTAGAAGACGCATATATGAGTCATATTACTCAATCAACTAGATTATATACGGAGATGATTGAGTCGGGTGTGTGTCCAGAACAGGCTCGTATGGTTCTACCACAGTCTATGATGACTGAATATTTTGTAACAGGATCTTTATATGCTTGGGCAAGAGCATATAATTTAAGAAAAAGTTCTACGGCTCAATTGGAGATACGTGAACTTGCTGATGAGTGGAATAGAATATTAGGGGCGTTGTATCCTATTTCGTGGGAAGCATTAACTATGAAGAAGGTGGTGAGAGATTATGAGTAAAAGTGTATTACAGTTGAATTATGATTGGAAATCTAATAAACGTATTAGAGTTAGATATAGGGGTACTGATATGATTTGGGTTAACATACCGAAACCAACAGATGAAGGTATGTCATCTTATGATAAGTTGCCTTGGAATGTATTAAAATATGAATATCAAATAGGGGGTGGAGAATGATATATGATGAAAATTCTCTATTAGGTGTGAAAGTTATATTAATGAATGAGACTGCTAAAAAACCAACTAGGGGTACTAATTATTCTGCTGGGTATGACTTATATGCATCTGTAGATGAAACAATTACATATGAATCTAATCCTACTGGTATAAAACATAGAACGTCATATATATATCCAGGAGAACGTTTATTGATATCTACTGGTGTGGTGTTTGGTATACGTCAAGGATTTGTAGGTATAATTAAACCAAGGTCTGGGTTGGCATTAAGACATGGGATTGATGTATTAGCTGGTGTGATAGATTCTGATTATCGTGGTGTTGTTGGTGTTGTATTGCAGAATCATGGTTCAGATAAATTTAGAGTAAATGATGGAGATAGGATTGCTCAGATTATGTTTATACCACATGAAAGTCCTGATATAGTTGTATGTAGTGATTTGCATGAATTACCAAGTACTGGTGATGGTTCTTTTAGTAGGGGATCTGGTGGATTTGGTTCGACGGGAGTTAATTAGTGTTTGAACATTGTCCGATTAATTTTAAGGATTATGATGATTTGGAATCTGTCACGTCATCTGATGGTTCTAGGAAATATGTGACACCAGATGGTATTGAATATCCGTCTGTTACAACTGTCTTATCTATATTATCAAAGGAATTCATTGATAAATGGAAAAGACGTGTTGGTATTGAAGCGGCTAATAAGATTTCTTATGCTGCGTCTTATCGTGGAACACAAGTACATGAAATAATAGAGAAGTATCTTGATAATGATGTTGATTATACGAAAGGATATTTTCCTAATATAATATCATCATTATCTTCGGTGAAATCTACTCTTGATCGTATTGGTAGTATATATGAACAAGAGTGTGCATTATATTCTAATCATTTGAAGTTGGCTGGTAGAGTAGATTGTGTTGCTGAATTTGATGGAAAGTTAAGTATTATAGATTTTAAAACATCAAAGAAATTGAAAAAGAAAGAATGGATATCGTCATATTTTATGCAATGTGCTGCTTATGCAATAATGTGGGAAGAACGTACTAATATACCAATAGTAGAATTAGTAATTATTATTGCAGTTGATGGACACGAACCACAAGTATTTAAAGAACATCGAGATAATTGGACGACGGATCTTAAAGATACTATATATAAGTATAATAATAGTTTTTGAGGTGATGATATGATATTTGAGTGGATTAAAGATATGTTTTTGTCTTCAGTACAAGATCCGGCTGGGGTCATTAAGAAACCAGAGGATGTTATAATAGATGATTGTGATTTTTCTTATTTAAATGGTGATCCAAAATCAGTAACACATGAGGATCTTTTAAAAATGAATAAATTGCAATTAGAAACTTTTGGCAGAGAATTTTTAAATATAGAATTGGATAGACGTAAAAGTCATGGTGCTTTAGTAACTATTTTATGGGAAAGGTTAAAAAACATTTGACAATTAGATGACTTTATGATATAATGTGTTATGAAACTTAATATTGCCGATTGGGGAACCATTTTTGGAGTTGTTGCCGCAATATTATTGGCATTGAATATAACTATTAGTCCATATTCCTTTATATTATTTGGAGTTTCTTCAATTCTTTGGTGTATTTATGGGTATAGGATTCATGAATATTCTTTAATGTGGATGAATGTTGTTTATTTTGTTATTGACATTGTAGCTATTTATAGATGGTTTTTTTAAATTTAATGGAGTATTAAAATGAGTATTTTAATAAGAAGATTGGTTTTATTGGGATTGATGTTTGGTTTAATTATAATGTTATTACTGTTTCCAGCTTTAGTTGGTAATAAGGTATTTACTGATGTTGAGATAGAGGAAGTGCAGAATCGTATATTAGTGGGGTAATCTGCCATGGATAAGTTAACTATACAGAAAATTATAGTTACTATGTTGTGCATAGTAGTTGGTTTTTTATGGATAGTATTTGTTATACCGATTGTAAATGGTGATTATGCGAGTGTTCACGATCATGATAGAGATACACATACTGAGATAGATTATAGTCATGACTATATTGCCAAAAAGAATTTATGATTTTATAATAGATATATTAATTGAATTGATATGTATTAATATAGTTTGGTTTTGTTTTTTAATTAGTTTAATATGAGGATATATGTATAATTTTTTATGTGTTTTATTGAGTGTTTTGGGTTTTTTTGTTATTCTAGGGGTTGTTGATTCTGCGACGTATGATATTGGTTCTATGATTTCATATTCGTTTGTTGGGTTTTTATCAATGATTACTGGTGCTGCGTTATATGAGGGTGGTTGATTATGAATGATATTAGAAGTAAGAGCGGAATGGTTAACTCTTTAAAAGATGGTGTGTGTGAAGTAACTTTTAATAAAGTTAATGGTGATTTACGTGTTATGTCATGCACATTAGATATGATTTTTGTTCCTGAATCGTTTTTACCAAAGGGTAATGGTAATGTATCTGAATTAGTTATTTCTGTGTGGGATGTTAACTCACAGGGTTGGAGATCATTTCGACCAGAGAATGTTATTGAATTTAAGTATTTATATAATTATGCAGGACAGTCGGAAGAGTGGTATGATATGACAAAAGAAGATTTTGTCAAGAAATATTGTATTGAAGATTGGGATAGACATGAATATGAATTTTATACATATTCAAAAGAGGCGGATGATATGATAGAAGAGGCTAATAGGGTTATTGGAGTATGAGTATGAGTGATGATGTTGAAACTATGAGTATGATTGAATTTGGTAAAAAATATGGATATAAGTATATTAATGTTTGGTTGGCTGCAAGGAGTACTTCTGTAGTTGATCATATAGAAGAATTGTTAAAAAAATGAGTTAGGAGAGTAGGTGTAGTATTATGTCTAAAATGAATTTACATGATATAGATTTTGAGTCTGAGAACGATTGGTTAGAAATGGATAAAGAGAGTTTTATTTCTATGTATGGTAAAATTAGATGGGAACAAATAGAATACAGAAATACTTTTAAGGATAAAAAAGTAAGTAAGAAATTTCAAAGGGATGAAGATGTGTTCTGATTATTAAGAGAGGGATAGGTATATGGATATACAAATAAAATGTGATAATTGTGAATCTGAATATGTGGTGGTGTTGATGGATGACGATGATAATGGTGTTAAATACTGTAGTATGTGCGGAACTAATGTTGACGTGACGGAATACCTTAGTTTAGATTTTGGTGAATAAATTGGTGATATATGATATTAATAGATTTTAATCAAATTATAATAAGTTTATCTATTAGGGAATTGAACAATACGTTAAGAGAGGAACCAGATGATATAGTTGAATATTCTGCGGTTATGAATTTATTTTTAGAATATGTATTATCTGTTAAAAAGAAATATTCTAAAAAATATGGTAATATTGTTATATGTTGTGATAATAAACATTTTTGGCGAAAGGATATATTTCCGTATTATAAACATTCTAGGAAGAAAGATAGAGAGACTTCTAAATTTGATTGGAAATTTGTATTTGATGGCATGTCTTCCATAAAGAAGGATTTGGTTGATTATTTTCCATATAGAGTGTTAGAGATTGATAAAACTGAGGCAGATGACATTATTGCAATTTTGACTAAAGAGTATCATCATCTTGAAAAGGTATTGATATTATCTTCTGATAAAGATTTTAAACAATTACAAATTTATGATGGCGTGTTTCAATATAGTCAAAGTGCTGGTAAGTTTTTAGTTACTGATAACCCATTAAAGTTTTTAAGAGAACATATTATAAGGGGTGATAGATCAGATGGAATTCCAAATATATTATCAGATGATGATGTATTCGCAACTGGTAAACGGCAGACATCTTTACGTAAAAAAAGTATAATTGATATGATGGATATATCGAAGAACCCTTCAGAATTTTGTAATGAGGATATGATTAGAAGATATGATAGAAACAAACAACTTATAGATTTTTCATGTATACCAGATGAAATTGTTAATAATATATTGGATTCTTTCGTTAAATCTCCAAATGGTAACAATCGTACTATGATGGAATATTTTCAAGCACGTAGAATGATGATGTTTTTTATGCAATTAGATAATTTTAAAGAGGATATAAATGAAACATATACACGAAGTATTTTTTGAGTTTGATGAGGCAAAGAATACAAAAGAAAGAAAACATGTGTTATTGCAAAATAATAGTAAGTTATTATTAAAAACATTAAAATTGATGTTTGATGATTTTCATTTTGCATTAGATAAAGTGCCTAAGTATACTCCTGATGATTCTCCGGAGGGATATACTCTAAGTAATTTGCATAAAAGGTTATCAGAATTTGAAGTATTTTTAGATGAATCTTATTTCGTTAATTATAGGAGTGAACATAGATTTATTCAATTCTTGGAGAGTTTACATCATAAAGAGGCTGAGATTGTTGTCAAAATTATAAATAAAAAAATGAAGGTTAAGTGGTTAACTAGAAGATTAGTAGACGAGGTGTTTCCAAATTTATTAGATTGAATATGATTAATACAAAAAGGACAGTAAGTGCAAGTATAATATTGAGTGAAGATTATGGCATTGATGATAATGGTTGTAATCTTGTTGTGTATTCTAAAAAGACACAGGCGTGGTTTGACCGTACTATGAGAATGAGAAATGGTATATTGTTGATGGGGCATAATACATATAAGCAATTATTTAGTATATTACCAGAAGATTATATGAAGTATGTTGTGACTAATAATGAAATAACATATGATGAGAAATCATTTAAGATTAATATATCTGATTCATTGTCGTGGTTGTCCGATCATTCACATATGAATGTACATATTATTGGTGGGTATTATACATATATGACATATTGGAAATATATTAATATGTTTTATATTGCGACAGTATTAGATAAAAAAATAAATAGTAATTTATATATAGAGAGGGATTATATGGAAGAAATGGAATCTAATTTCGAACAGACTTTCTGTAAAGAAAGTGATAATTTAGAATTAAGAATAATGGTAAGAAAATAGATGCCTATATATACATTTAAAAATAATGATACGGACGAAGTATTCGATAAGTTTATTAGTATATCTGAAAAGGATGTATTTTTATCAGATAACTCTAATATAAAACAAATAATTGGTGCTCCTAAGATAATATCTGGTAGGGGTGATATGAAAGTCAGTGAGGGGTTTAAAGAGGTACTTTCTAAAGTTGCAGAGAATAATCCTTATACCCCACTTGCTGAGAAGTTGGGTGGTAGGGACGCGAAAACTGTAAAGAATACAGAGATTATTAATAATGCAAGAAAGAAAAGCGGTTTAATTTAAAATTGAGAAAGGAGAAGTAAAAATGGGTAATATTATTGGTATTGATTTGGGTACTACTAATTCATGTGTAGCTGTATTAGAGAATGGTAAGGCAGTAGTAATTGAAAATGGTGAAGGTTCTAGGACGACACCATCTATAGTTTCACATTCGGATTCGGAAATATTAGTAGGACAGTCGGCTAAGAGACAATCGGTGACTAATCCAAAAGATACATTGTTTGCGGTTAAGAGATTAATTGGCAGAAAGTTTAAAGATGATGCAGTTCAAAAGGACATATCTATGGTGCCTTATGACATTGTAGAGGCGGATAATGGTGATGCGTGGGTAAAATCTGGTGGTGAGTTATTATCTCCCCCAGAAATTTCATCAAAAATTTTAATGAAATTAAAAAAAGATGCGGAGTCGTATTTGGGTTCTGAGGTAACAC